ATATATATATATGCCAGTTCAAGATTTATATTATAAAAAATATTTAAAATATAAAAATAAATATTTAGAATTAAAACAATATGGTGGTGGTCCACTTGAAGAAGCTAAAGCTCGTATTAAAGATCGTGTTCGTGAAGATGAAGAGAATAATAAACTTATAAACACTTGCAAAGAATTTTTTATATGGCCCACATCTAAAGTAGCTAGTCAAAGAAAAGAAGATGATGAATATGTGGCTAAAAATGATAAAAGTGTTACAGTTGATTATAAACAACTTGAAATAAACGAATATTTTGATCGTATTACAACAAATATTGAAAAAGAAAAAAAAAGGCTTGAAGAAACTTACAAAACAATTACAGAAATGCAGGAGATAGATAATAAAGAAAAATATATATCAGGTCCTCCTTTTTACACATATGTAAAAAACATAACTAATATAAATAATTTTAATCCTAATAAATCACACACGGTTAGATTTAAAATAATATGGTCAGGAATCGAAGAATCTTACAAATTTAATAACTATTTAGAAGCGGTTCAATACGTTAGATATAATTATGATTCGACTGATCCTTTCAGCGACCCAAGTGATCATACTAAATGGATAATCATTGATGATACTACAAATACAATAATAAATTACGATTTTTACTATAATAGAAGGAATGATGGCAACACAGATACAGATAATTTCTACAAAGTTGACTCTGACAGCTATAGGTATGACAGCTATAGGTCTGACAGTGATTAAAAAAGAGCACGTCATAAAATATAAAAAAAGATAAATTATATAAATATTTATTAGTAAAAAAATAGAAGATAAATTAAAAGTTATTTATAATATTCCATCAAGAAATAAAGTTAAACCAAGAATATTATATATATATATATATATATGCCAGTTCAAGATTTATATTATAAAAAATATTTAAAATATAAAAATAAATATTTAGAATTAAAACAATATGGTGGTGTTCGACATGACCTAATTTCAGAACGTGCTCTTGAAGATAATAAGGCAAAAGCAGAAGGAAGAGTTGACTGGCCCACACCCGAAATAGTCAATAAAAGAAAAGCAGAAGATGAAGCTGAAGCTAAGTATAAAAACAATATAGAAAGACGTTTAGAAATGGATACGCTTGATAGCAATAAAAATAAATACATACCTCTATTTTTGTCCTACTTTGCAGATGATAGTATTATAGAATTTATCAATTTTGATAATAAACATGCGGTTTCTTGGGAAGCAATAGAAGGTGGTAGTGAAGGCTATCAAGAATTTGATAACTATATGCAAGCATGTGAATTTGTTAGAGACAGATTTTTCAGGAGCTACGATAGCTACGATTATGATAATAAGTATACCAAATGGAAAATTGTTGATGTTGAAACCGGAGCAATAATGAACATGGATGAGTGGTAGTGAACCGTAATAAATACTATGAAACTAGAAATGAAGGTGAACAATATACCTTCTATACCGTTTAAGATGCTTTGGTATCAGACAAAGACCCTTACAACGGATTAAAAAAAGAGTAAGTCATAAAATAAATAAAAGAATATTTTTAAAATTTATGTAATAATTTGATAGTTTAACACCTTAATCCATAGTTGTAATATACTTAATAATAAATTGTTCGTTTTCTAATATTGAATCTAATATTGGATTATAATGCTCTCTAAATATAGCACGTGAATTGTCTTCTCTGAATTCTGATAATGGAAACCATTGAATTTGTTTTTTCTCAAATAATCCATTATCTTTTATATTAATTTTATCTTTTATATCAATCTTATCTTTTGTATAAATCTTATCTTTTGTATAAATCTTATCTTTCAAATAGAATTCAGCAAAGTTATTTACATTTGTAAAATATATTGGTAATTTTTCATCATAATTTGTTCTAAAAATATAGCTTGTATATCTATCAAAAGTAATTGATAATATCATATTGCAAGTTACCATTTTTTCAAAATCATTTTCATTTCCTAAAAATCCATTTAATTCTTCAGTGCCTTCTCTAATTGCTGTTTTGTATGGTTTTTCGCAGTTAATAGTACCTCCTCCAAAGTCGCACCATAAATTATTATGTCTTTCTTGTCCTAATAATAGAAATAGTGTTCCCTTATATAGGGCAATTGGTAAAACGCCTGCTCCCATAGTAATTAATAGATGATTATAGTTTGTAATTATATAAAATAAAATTCAATTTTTTATAGTAAACTATATGTAAAATATTATGTAATCACTACTCCTTTAATAAACATCTATTTTAATAATCGGTGTAGCATTTTCTTTTTTTTTAGAATTTTTTTTCTTATAATTTTTTTCACTTGGATCAGCTTTAACATTCATTTCAAAATAATAAGCACCTTGTAAAAATGCATCAGCTAAATCATCTTTTTTCTTATAAGAATTAAAATGTTTTAACCATTCAGGTAAATGTTTTAGTAAATCTTGTGTATATTTAACAGCTAAACTTTTAGTTAATTTATAAGCTTTTGATTCATCACTAGCTTTTTCACTTGCTTTTAATTTAACAATTTGTTGAGTTTCACCATCAGAAGCTAATTTAATTTTATTTGATGGAGACATAAATTTTACCCGTTTAATATTTGAATTAGTTCTTTCTTTATCAATAATACCACGAATTGTATAATAGTCATATAATAATGCTGAAATACTTTTCATTCTTGGATTTTTGAAGGATGGTTGATTTTCAATAACAACAACATCAGCATTTAATAAATGATTTTTATTTTCAAGAATATTAATTAATTTTAATCTAGTTTCATCAAAATCCATTGAACTAACATTCATCTTTTTTAATGGTTTCATTTTTATATCATTTGTTAATGTTTGATACATTTTTTTAGCATGTACTCCACAAAAAGTATTATTATTTTTATCTTTTATAGTACAGTTTTTATCACAAGTTGATGCTCCTAAAATAAAACAACATCCTCCTATTTTCTTTTCATCTAATTTATTATAAATTTCTTCATAAGGTAATGGTTTAGAATTAACTTGTTTAGCATGAATTTTACAATAGTATTTTAATACAGATCCATCAGTTTGTTGAAGTGTAGCAATTTTATTACAAATAGAACACTTTAATGCATCTCTATCAGTAAGATCAATAAGTGACCAATCTATAATATCCCATTTATAAACACTTTTTTCATTACCCGATAAATCTTTTTCTTTGTACTCTTTTTTAGTAAAAAAAGAGTATGCTAGATGGATAATACCAACATCAAAAGATAAAATTGTCTCCATTAATATTTAAAAGTTAATATTATCTATTTAAACTATTTATATTTTAAAAAAATTGATAATAATTAATATTAAAATAATTTTTATTTAAATAATGTCAGAATATGGTAAATTAGAATTAATTATTGGTCCAATGTTTTCTGGAAAATCTACAGAACTTATTTCTAGAATTCGTCGTGCTGAAAGCATAAACAAAAAAGTTTTAGTAATTAAACCAATTATTGATAATAGATATAGTAAAAATGAAATTATATCTCATTCACATGAATCTAAAAAATGTAAAATAACAGAAAGATTAGAATATATAAATGATAATGATAATGTAACTAATTATGATTTAATTATTATTGACGAAGGACAATTTTTTCCAGATTTAAAAAAATATGTATTAAATTGGGTTGAAGAAAAAAAATTACATGTAATAGTTGCAGGATTAGATGGTGATTCAAAACGTCAACCTATTGGTCAAATATTAGATTTAATTCCTTATTCAGATGAGTGTAAAAAAATTACATCATTGTGTAAATATTGTAATAATGATACAAAAGCAATTTTTACTTATTGTAAAATCAAATTAGAACAACAAATTAAAATAGGTGGTATAGAAACATATGTGCCTGTATGTAGAACTCATTATTTATATAATATGCAAAATAATAACTTAAATTAATTATTATTTTAAATAGTATTAATTTTTAAAAAAATTAATTTTCTTTTACCAGTAATTATAATTTTTTTATGTTTAATATTTATTTTTTGATTTTCTTCTTTATTTTCTTCTTTATTTTCTTCTTTATTTTCTTCTTTATTATAATTCTTAACAAAATTTAACATATTAATATATTAGAAAAAATTTGATTTAAAAAACTCTTAAAGATTTATTTATATAAATATCTAAATGGAAAAAACTAAAACAGATAACAAAAATATTTTAAAAGAAAATGTTAATAAAAATTTAATTGATGTTGAAAAAATAGAAATTAATAATTTACCAGATGGTGTTAAAGTTGCAACAATGTGTTCATCTTGTGTTCTTGGAGTAAAATTAGAATTAGATAATATTGAAAAATATATGGCTTTACATGAAGATAATATTTTAACAATAAAACGATCTAAAGAAAATATAAGAACATTAATTGAATTAAAAAAACCAACTAAAAGATCATCTAATCCTAAATACAAAGAAGTAAGTAATAATTTTTATAATTCAATAACATTAATTGTTAGAGTTACAACTGGTCCAACACAAAATATTAATCTAGAACCACGTATTAATGTTAAATTATTTAAAAATGGTAGTTTACAAATGTCCGGTTGTAAGAATGTTGAAAATATTAATATTGTATTAGGAAAAATATTAGAAAAATTAAAAGCAGTAAAAGGTAAATTAGAAGATAATAAAATTAAAGAAATTACTTTTATTGATGAATTATCTAAAATTGCAATTAATAATTTTAAAATTGATATGATTTATTGTAATTATAAAATACAGTTTGAAATTGATAGAGAAAAATTATATGATTTATTAAAAAAAAAGAAAGTAAAATGTATTTATGAACCATGTATTCGTGCTTGTGTAACTATTAAATTTATTTCAACACAAGATAATATAGATTCTAAAGAAGTTAGTATATTTATTTTTAAGAAAGGTAATATTATTATTACTGGTGCTCGTTCAAAAAAACAAGTATTAGAAGCTTATAATTATATTAATAATATTTTTATTACTCATAAAGATGAAATAATAAAGAAAAGTGATGAAGAAGAAGAAAAAATGATTTTTAAATTTTATGATGATGTATTAAAAGATTTAGATTAGTAATCATCTCCTTGAGAAAAAACAATTGGTTTTTTCCCATCAAGTAACATTATGGTATGTTCATACTGTGCTGTATATTCATTTTTATTCACATGTAATGGTGGATAACAATGAATCCATTTATTTGCTAAAAATTCTAAATTTTTTTCATAATCAACATCAAACGATTCAACATATCTATCACAAAATGGTAATGTTTTAAATGATGAATAAATTTTAGAATAAAAAGAATTTATTTTTGGATCACTAATATTATTATTTAAATAATCTGGATTTATTCTAAATAATGTAGATTTACCAATTTCTGTTGCATTATTTGCTCCTGTAGAACCAAAAGTTTCAATCGCATAAACACCTTCTGTAAATTTATAATTATATGGTAATCTATTACCTAAATCTTTACCAGGTAAAAACATTCCACCGTGTATAATTCCATTTAATATATTATGACCACCTAAATTTTCTACTACTCGAATTTTATGATTTTTACCATCTAAATCAATATCATAAGATTCCATTATTTCTCCAATTCCTCTTGACCAATCATGTATATCAACATCAACACCTGCCGTTTTTATACCATGCATTGTAGCTTCTTTAACTGCTGTTAATAAATTATCGTATTTTTGATTAAAACTAATTGTAAAAGCAGAATCTATAATCCAACCATTAATTTCTACACCATAATCAATCTTAATAACATCTTCTTTATTAATAATTATTTTACTATCAGAAGATGGCGCCCAATGAGCAGCACATTCATTAACAGCCATACCACAAGGAAAACCTATACCTTTATTAATTGTGTTATATGGTTTAGCTAATTCTATTGTTTCTTTTTCTATTGCTCGTGTTAAATCTAATAAACTAGTACCTGGTTTTAAAAGAGGTCTGATTTTTCGTCTAACTTCTTTATGAATTAAGCCTCCTATTACTAGAGAGCCTAAAGTATCGTCTTTTGGTGGAATATATTGTGGTAAATTAATTTCATTAAAAATAGGTGAAACACCTCTTAATTCAGGACAACAGTCTAAAAAGGTACCATTTGCATTAAACATTTTTTTGATGATATATATCATTAACTAGAGGATTATTCTTTAAAGTATTTATAAATATATTATTTGTTCTATAATCACCGTAAGTTAATTGTGGTTTTTTATTTTCAAAAGTATTATTATTATATGCTTCTGTGCGAGAAGGCATAACAGATTGGTCTAAAGATTTACTAGGTGCGGTTACATAAAATACTGATTGTTTCTTTGAATTCATTTTAATTTTATCTTTATTAATTTGTGGTCCTGCTAAATTAGCACCACCAGCAGATGTACGATTATAAGTTGTAATTTCTCTTCTTTCATCAATACACATATTATCTGTAGCCATATGAGAAGTTTGACTTTCATTACCTTGTAAACCACCAGTATAATTCTGTAAATGAGTAGTTTCTCTAATAGTAGTTTTCGCTGTATCATTAATATCTTTAATATATCCAGAATAATTATCAGACCCGTGAATATGACCTTGATAATTATTATTTTCAGTTGTTTGTTTTATAGTTGTTTTAGCAACATCTTTTTCATCTCTAGAATAACCTATCTGAGCTTCAACACCAGTTACATTCATACCTGGGGTTGTATATAAAGTAGTTTGTTTAATAGTAATTTTTGTAGAATCTTTTTCATCTCTTGTATAACCCATTTGTGCTTCTATACTAGTAACATTACTTTTATAATTATTATTTTCTGTAGTTTGTCTAATAGTTGTTTTTGCAATATCATCATAATCTTTAGTATAACCATTAGGTACTATTCCAATAACATTTGTGCCTGGTGTAGTATGTAGAGTTGTTTGTTTAATGGTTACTTTTGCAGAATCAGTAAATTGATTTGCACCTATTTTTTCTATAGGATTAGCAAAACCCCCTTTATAAGCTAATGTAGTTTCTTTAGTTGTAGTTTTTGCAGAATCAGTAAATTGATTTGCACCTATTTTTTCAGTAGGATTTGCAAAACCCCCTTTATAAGCTAATGTAGTTTCTTTAGTTGTAGTTTTTGCAGAATCAGTAAATTGATTTGCACCTATTTTTTCAGTAGGATTTGCAAAACCACCTTTATATGTTAATGTAGTTTCTTTAGTTGTAGTTTTTGCAGAATCAGTAAATTGATTTGCACCTATTTTTTCTGTAGGATTTGCAAAACCACCTTTATACGCTAATGTAGTTTCTTTAGTCGTAGTTTTTGCAGAATCAGTAAATTGATTTGCACCTATTTTTTCGGTAGGATTTGCAAAACCACCTTTATACGCTAATGTAGTTTCTTTAGTTGTAATTTTTGCAGAATCAGTAAATTGATTTGCACCTATTTTTTCGGTAGGATTAGCAAAACCACCTTTATATGTTAATGTAGTTTCCTTAGTTGTAGTTTTTGCAGAATCAGTAAATTGATTTGCACCTATTTTTTCGGTAGGATTAGCAAAACCACCACGATAAGATAATGTACATTCTTTAGTTGTAGTTTTTGCTGAATCGGTAAATTGATTTGCCCCTATTTTTTCTGTAGGATTAGCAAAACCACCACGATAAGATAATGTAGTTTCTTTAGTAGTTGTTTTAGCATTATCAATATGTTGAGTTGAACCAATATTATTTTCACCTTTAGCACCAAGAACCATATTGTGAGTTGTAGTTTCTCTAGTTGTTGTTGGTAAAACCATGTCATTTGAAAATATATAATTAGCTTTTTGTTGTGCTCCTGTAATACCAATATTTGTATTACCATCTATCATTAATTGACGAAGTGTTGTTAAAGGAACAAAATTAGCATCTATTGTATATGAACCACCATTTATATCATATGCTGCACCAATTTCTGTTGCTTGTAAAGAAGCACGTTGTGTTTCTCTATTAATATAACTTTCTTTATTTTGCAGTATTGGTTTTACATTTACTCCAACTACAGCATGAGTAGGATCGTTATATAATTCTTGTTTTTTAGATGGTTCAAATGTAGTTTTATTTTTAGAAGGAGCTTCACCTATATTTGGTGCATATGCAGCACCTCTATAATTAATATCATTATCACCTCTTTGAGTATTAATATCTGTAAATTTACCACTTTTTCTATCACCTTCCATTTGAGACCGTCCAGATACTAAATCTTCAAAATGTGTTTCTCTAAAATCTGGTAATTTATATCTAGTAAGATTATAATCAGGAGCTCTAACTTCACCTTTTTTAATAGTTTCAAGAGGTTTATTTTCATAACTTACTTTTTGATTATGTTCACCTCTTAATTCATCAACACTTCTTGGATTTATTCTATAAACAGTACCTAAACCTTGGCGATTTTCACCATCTAAACCAGGTCTAACTTTAACATTAGTTTGAAAAGGCAGATTACCCATATTATTTTTATTAGAAGCTAAATATCTATCATCTAAATAATCAGTCATAACAGGCATACCATTTACATATGTTAAATCTTTCATAGGTTCAAATAAATGTTTTTTTTCTTGTTTAGGAACCCAATAATCTGAAACACCTGTAAATGCTTCTAATTTTCTTGATGAATGTTCACTATTTGTTGTATAATCACGTTTACTAGAATTTGGTGTCATATTATTGTGTGTAAAGTTTTCTTTTGATATTAGATTATAATTTAAAGATTCATAAATATTAGAATAACCATTTGTTAAATCTAATCCTCTTTGTAATGAATGATTTACACCTGTAATAGTCATATGTGAATCACTAATAGCTACTGGATCACCCATATTATCAAAAGTTAATTCATCAAATTGTTTAAAAAATTCTGGTTTATTTTCAAGAATAGATTTTTTAAGATTATTCGCTTGTGTTTTTTCTATTTTATTCATTTTATCACTTATATTTGTTCCATAAGAATCATCTAATTTTTGTTTTTTATTAATTTTTAAAGGTTCTCTAGATTTTGATGTATTGAAGCCAGCTAAAGCTAATCCACCTAATAGTATACTTTCCATATTAAATATATATATATATTATTTTTGATTATAACAAATATGTAAAAATCAAAACTATATCTTTTTATGCTAATTATAATTGTGGATACTTATTGGGGACAGAGGTTAACTGAATTATCTGAATGAGCTAAAACTTCATAATTATCTAAAAATTCAGGAGAATTGAATTTATAATTATCTTTAACAATAATTCTAGAACCTAAACCAATTCGATCATCTTGAATATGGCATTGAGGGTTAGAAAATAACCAAGGCTGTAAATGATAAGAAGTTAAACTCATAGAGCGATACGATTGTATAGGATTAGTAAATCTAGTATCTTCTGTATTTAACATAGAAGTACAAACTTTTTTATCAAAAACTTTATTTTTAGAATAATTTAAATTAGTTGCATTTTCATTGCATTCAGAAGTAGGGATATTTCTACTTTGTAAGTCAGATTCAATTTGAGTCATTTCCCCCCAATTTAAGGAACAATTGTTTTTTGCAGTAGAAATATCAGATTTAGAACCAATAGGACCTGTTAAAGAATAACATTGATTATTATTTTCAAAATTATCAAAAGATAATCTATATTCACCAACACCTACACTTCTTTGATTATGTAATTTAGTTGCACAATCATCATATCTAAGACGATTAAAAGACATCTACTATATAATAAAGCTTAGATAAATTTTTTAAATTAATTTCTTAAATTAAATATATATTTATTTATTTAATTTTCACAACAATTATTTTCTATTATTTGTTCATTTAAACCATTTGAAGTTGGCATTTTCATATTAGTTGGTGTAATATAATAAATTGAATGGCACATTTGAGGAGGAGAATAATCAGCGATAACACTAGGATTTTTAGGATTATATTTTTTATCAGGACATTTAGATTCTGGTCTAGTTAAACCAAATAATTCACTTTCTACATTAGTTTTAGAACCAAATTCTAAATTATTTGTGTGAGAACCAGTAGGGCATTGTTTACAGTTTTCGTATTTACCTCTAAATAAATAATAGTCTAAAGGCGATGTGCTTTCTTCAATTTCTTTAGAATATGCACAATTATCATATTTTAAGCGATTAAAACTCATACTATATATTATAATTTAGAAAAAAAAAACTATATTTTTTTATACTTTTATTTTTGATAGCCATTGTAAAATTAAGTTTCCTAAATAATCATCTTCTATTAAATTAGTTTTAACATAATTATCCCAAACATAAGTTAAAACTATATTTTTTTCTTTTTCATTTATTTTTTGTGATTCTTTTAATAATCGTATAAAAAAATATTTTAATTCGATGTGAATACACCAATCAATTGATAAATTAAAATCATAATTAATAAAAGGAGCTAAATATACTAATAATAATTCTAATTTATTATTTGGACATTCTAATGAAGATTTTAATGGAAAAACTAATTCATCTCTTATTAATGATAAGTAAGACTCTTTTGATTCTAAACTTAATTTATTTAATAAAGATTGTAAATGTTTAAAAAATTCATTATAAGTAATTTCATTAAATCCAATTAATTCATTTTCTTTAAAATAATTAAATAAAAATACTATATCTTTTATATCATCAATAGGTTCATGTAATAAAATTAATTTTATTATTATAGCAATATCCATATAATTTTGTCTTTGTATATGTTTTTTTTCACCATCTCTAAAAAATAAATGTTTTTTCATATCTGCACCATTTTTAAGTAAAAAGTTAATCATATTTGGATCTCTTTCAAGACAAGCATATTCTAATAAAGAAAATCCTTCCTTATTAACTATATCTACTGGACATCCTAATTTTAAACAACATTTAAGAAATGTTGTATCACCAAATTTTACTGCTTTATGTAAAGGAGTATTTCCCATTTCATCATAAATATGAAAATTTAAATGATGTGATTTAATTTTTTTTAATTCATCTACGTTACCAATTTCAATTAAATTAAATAAATTTAATTGGGATACGTGTGGCACACTTTTTTCAATTGATTGTTCAACTGTAAGAGTTATCATTTTATTACATTCTGTTTCAGTATCTTTTAATATATCTTTATATTTTTCTTTATTTTCAATTATTGATAAATATTTTAAAGATTGTTTAAAATATTCAAAAGCTTTATTTTTATCTGTATCAAAATATTTTTTACCAGTTAAATAAGATTTTAAACATTTTTTTATATTATTATCATCCATTATTAAATGATTAGATTAATATTTAAATTGAAACTCCCTTTGTTCAATCGATTGAGTTGTAAAAGGCTCAGATGTATTTTTTCTAGTTGATTCACCTCCTCGAGGAAGTTGCATAACTAAATTATTAGGATTTTTAAATCTATCATCTATATATTCCCATCTATTAATTAATTCACTTTCTTTATTAAGCTTATTATCTTTTGTTTCTAATCTTGTAAAATTACCAATTCTAATGTCATTACTTATAGATAAATTACCAAAACCTTTACCTGGGCCTGTATCATAACCACTAAAATATACTTTTTCATTTAATTCGTTCTGTAATTTATTTTCAATAGGTATTGAATAATTATTTGGATGAATATTTTTTGGTAATTCAATTTGTGTTTTTTGTCTTGTTCCAATATTAGGAGTTATTATATTAGTTTCTTGTTCAATAATATTTGATTTTTCTTCATATTGCCAAAATCCTGGAGTATCACAATAATAATTTTTATTATCTGTATTATGATATCTTTCTTTTTTATTCATTTTTTCTGGATTAAATTTATCTAAATTTTCATCACTATTAAATGGAAAATAACTCATTATATATTATTAGAATTTAATAATATATTAAACTAATATTGTTTATAATATCTTGATTGATGATATCTATTATCTCTATTTTTATCACAACCAATTCCTTCATTTTTACAAGTTCCTGAATTACCATATAACCAATGAGCAAAACCACTTTGATCATTTATTATTTGTGTCCAAGGCATTGTAAAAAAATTTCTATCTGAAATATTTGTTCCCCATAAATCGGCTGGATCTGGAATAATATCTTTTTTAAATTCATTTCTCATTTCATCTTTAATATCATCATATTCACAAGCTGGTTCACGTGTAACATCATCAGTAATCATATAATTCATAAAAGGATTGTTTTTTGTAGGTCTAACACATGTTGAAACTTTATTTATTTGTTCAAAATTTTCAGAATAACCTAAACAAAATGAAATTATTAATAAAAGAATACTAATTGATAACCATTTTAAATCTTGATTAAAAATTATAATTAAAATTGAATAAAAAATAGCAAATCTAGCAATAGAATTTACTTTTTGTTCTCTAGTTAAACTATTAGTTGGAAAAAATTGATGCAAATCACTTAATAATATTTGTGGATTATTATACCATAATGTAGTCATTAATAAAAGAAAGAAAAATAATTTAAATTAATATTATATAAAGAACATTTATTTTATTTGATAATATGAATAAAGATTTTACTTCGTGGGTAGAAAAATATCGTCCATTAAATTTAGATGAAATTACAGCACAAACAGAAGTAATTCAATCACTTAAAAAAGTTTTACAAACTAAAAATTTACCACATCTAATTTTTTTTGGTCCTTCAGGTTGCGGAAAAACATCAACAATATTAGCATTATCCAAAGAATTATTTGGTGAAAAATTATATAATGATAGAGTAATTGAATTAAATGCATCAGATGAAAGAGGAATTAATGTTATTAGAGATAAAATAAAAAAATATGCTAAAAAAGCAATTAATCCAAATGAAAATGCACCACCTTGGAAAATTATTATTTTAGATGAAGCTGATAATATGACTTCTGATTCACAATTTGCTTTAAGAAGAATAATGGAAGAATATTCTAAACTAACTAGATTTTGTATAATTTGTAATTATCATAATAAAATTATTGATCCTATTAATTCTAGATGTGCATTATTTAGATTTAAACCAATTAAAGAAAATGAAATTTTTAATAAATTAAAAGATATATCAGAAAAAGAAAACTTAATAATATCAGATGATTTTTTAAATCAAATTATTAAATATAGTAGAGGTGATTTAAGAAAAGCTATAAATTTTTTACAAAAATGTAAAAATCAATATGGTAATATTTTAAAACAAGATATGTTAAATGAAATTTCTGGAATTATACCAATAGATAAATTTAATGAATTAATAGATGCTATAATTTTTAAAAATTCAAAAATAATTGATAAGGTTATAATGGATTTAGTAAATGCCGGTTATAGTTTAGTAAATCAAATAATGTTTTTTGATAATTATATTAAAAATAGCGATAATGCTTCAAATATTAAATCTTTACTAAGTTTAAAATTAACAGAAATTGATAATAATTTGCTAAAAGGCGGAGATGAATATATAGAATTTATGAGATTAGCATATGATTTTTCTAAAATTATAAATATTAATTAGTTTTTAATTTAAAGAACCTATTTATAATATTATTAATGGAATATTTACCTTGGGTGGAAAAATATAGACCCAAAAAGATAGAAGAAATTATTAGTCATGATCAAAATATTGAAACAATAAAAAAAATGTTAAAAGGTAATTCTTTACCACATTTACTTTTTCATGGGACTCCTGGAACAGGAAAAACATCTTTAATTTTAGCAATAGCAAATGAATTATATGGAACATCTAAAAATTTAATGATAATGAAATTAGATGCTTCTGATGATAGAGGTATAAATTCAGTAAGAGAAGAAATAAAAGGATTTGCAGAAAAAATAAATATGTTTTGTCAAGGAGTAAAGTTAATTATTTTAGATGAAGCTGATTCAATGACATTTGATGCACAATTTGCACTTAGAAGAATTATTGAAAAATATTCAAAAACTACTAGATTTTGTTTAATTTGTAATTATGAAAATAAAATTATTCCAGCAATTAGACAAAGATGTGCCAAATTTAGATTTAGTCCAATTAATTCAATTCATATTCAAAAAAAAATATCCGAGATTTGTGAAAAAGAAAATCTAAACTATGACACTAATGTATTAGAAACAATAAGTTATTTATCAAGAGGAGATTTAAGAAAAAGTATTAATTTTTTACAATCTTTATCATTACAAACTAATCATATTACTTTAGATATTTGTTATAAAATAGCAGGTGTACCGTCTATATTAGAAGTTAATGAAATAATAGAAACATTATTAAATCCAAAAATTAATTTTGATAAAGCAAATATGAAAATAGATCAATTAATTAAATCTCAAGGATATTCATTATCTATAGTTTTAAAAGAATTAATAACCTATTTAATAAATAATGAATTAAATAATTTAGAACCAAATAAAATGGCATCATATTTAAGCGAAATGGCAGATCTAGAAAATAGAGTTACAAAATCAACATTCGGTGATATATATATGAGTGGTTTAGTTGGTATTTTTAAATCATAATATACAAAAAAATTGATTATTTAATATTTTATTATAAATATTTTAAGTTATTCATAATGTCTGACAAACTCATTAATCTTACTATTGATTTTACTTCTGACAAACCTGTCAAAATTACTATTAATATGCCTAAGAATGAACAAAAACAAGAGCAAAAACAAGAACAAGAACAAAAACAAGAACAAGAACAAAAACAAGAACAAGAACAAAAACAAGAACAAGAGCAAAAACAAGAACAAGAGCAAAATCAAGAACAAGAGCAAAATCAAGTTCTTGATATTTCTGATACAACTACACAATTTACGCTTGAAGATGCTTTTGCATTAGAAGCAGCAAAAAACGCAACTACTCACCCAGTTATCGCTATAACTCAAAATGGTGACATCACTTTCGGTTCAATGGGTAATACAATTTTAGCTCAATTTCTTGAGTTAGATAAACTTATTATTCTTAATACTCCTCCTAAAAAGGTAAATCATAAAAAGAAGCATAAATATGAACCTGTAACAATTTTAGAAGACCAACATACAAAAATAGACGCAAAAGTTACTACAATTATTACACATATATATACAATGATTCTTAAAGAACAAAAAATTTGGTGGGATATAATGTTCCGTTATCTATTTTACGTGCGGAATCTTCGAGGTGAAGGAAAACGTGAACGTTTATTTTTTCATTATCTATATGAAAAGATTTATTATTACTATCCAAAAACATTAATAAATCTAATTATTCAAATTCCTAAATATGGATATTTTGGAGACCTAAATAATATGTGTATCAAGTATTTTGAAAAAGGTGATACAAATATTACAGATGCTATCGTTAATTGCTACATAAAATTTCTAAATGCTGATTCTATTCAATTATTTGGTAAGAATATTGACTCAGTAAGTTATGAAGAATCAAAAAAATTAAATGATAATCTAAAAACAATGACACCTGAAGAACTATATGAATTTAAGAAAGATAAGAATATCAGCCTTGCTGCTAAATGGATTCCACGTGAAAATAAAAATAATAATAAAATTCGTGAGTTAATTATTGATAAACTATACTCGATGCCAGGTAATAAAACACTTGAAAAAATAAATGTTAAACTTTTCAAAGAGCGTACAAATTTTTCTTCAATGCGTTTTCGTACACTTATTACTGTCTTTTCTCAGTGTATTGGTGTTGGAGAACAAAATATGTGTACCCAACCTGAAAAATTTGGAGAAATTCAACGAACGTGGTCTGATATTAATTTTAAAAATTCCCCTGCTTGTTTTTCTACCAAGTATCGTAAGGCTTTTCTTAATGAAGATCTATCTAAGAAACTAACAGATAAAGAAGTATCCACAGGGAATCGTTCTACAGATTCAGATCGTATTCAATGTCGTAAAAATATTCTTGAAAGTATTATTAAAGGTGCAAATCAAGATATTGCTAAGCTATCTGAAATAGTAATGAAACATGTTAATAATTTAAGTAATTTGACAACAGGAGAACGTATCTTAATTTCTAAACAATGGACTGATTTAGTAGAAAAAGTTAAAAATGATATAATAGAAGCTAATCGTGATATTAATCGCGATGGTAACTTTATTGATCCGCAAGATGTAATTCCAATTGTAGATACATCTGGTTCAATGGAAGGTAATAATGTGTTAAGTAAATCAATTGGACTCGGTTTACTTTCAACAGCTATTAGTAATCTACCTGGTTGTATGATTAGTTTTAGTGAGGAACCAACCGTCTACAAAATAGATTTAAAACAAGATATTTTTGAACAATTCAAAACAGTTCTAGAATCATCTCGTGGTCTTAGCACTAACATTGACAAAACTACCGGATTACTTCTTAATCTAATGGAAAAAAGTAATACAAAAAAATCTTATACGATACTTATTCTAACGGATGGTGAGTTTGACTCTCCAATTGTCAAATTTGATTTTGATTATAATTCTATTAATACAAAAAATAGTGACCTTTTTCAAAATGTCTACCTAGGACGAATGGAAAAAGCTTTTCAAGAAAAAGGATATAATCTACCTAGAATCATTTTCTGGAATCTTGTTGGAACTTCAAGCAATTACTATGCTACTGAAAGTATTAAAGGAGTTCAAACACTAACCGGATTTAGTCAAGGTCAAATGAAACAAGTTTTCACAGGTGAATTAGACACAATTATTGATGAAGAAACTGGATTAATTCGTATTAATGTTGACCCTGGAACTAGCTTCTTGAAAGTTATCAAAAGTGAAATTTTTGATTCTATCAGTGAAATTGTAAATGAAACTAAAGAAAATGTATTTGGAATGATAATTTAATTTTAATAAGTTAATAAATTATTAACTAAAAAAATTGAAAATTAATTAATTTAATATATCTTAATTTAAATTATAACTCTCAAAAATATAAACAAATGAATATTGAAAAAAACTTAGATTGGTATGAGTTAGAAAAAGCAATTAGTAAAGAATTATTTACTTTTCAAAATGATATTATTAATGAAAAAGAATTAGAAGAAAAAAAATATATACAAAATTTACAAAAAAAAATTAATGAAGATGAAGATAAACAAGAACTATATAAATTTCCTTACCGTGCTAAATTAATATTTAAACCGTGCTAAATTAATATTTAAACCGTGCTAAATTAATATCTAAACCGTGCTAAATTAATATCTAAACCGTGCTAAATTAATATCTAAACCGTGCTAAATTAATATCTAAACCGTGCTAAATTAATATCTAAACTGTGCTAAATTAATATCTAAAAACTCATAATAATTGTTTTATTACACCTTTTTTCAGTATAAAAATTGATATTTATTAATTTAATTAATTTATTATTATGATAATAGAATGGAAATAAGTCCATATGCTTCTGAAATAAGAAATAAACTTACTATTTTAGATATAAGTAAAATAAAACTATTAAAATTTCAAGAAAATGAAGAGTTTTATTTACTTGATTTTTATTTTTCTAATACTTATCTAGTAAAATTAACAACTGATTTTGATTCATATTCTTATTTTGAATCTGAAACTTTAGATGTTGAAGAATTAAACTGTCTTTTCTTAGATAATACAAAAAATACACCTGAAAATATTGTAAACAAATTACAACAATTTTTTAACTTAAATTTTGAATTAGATACAGCTAATGAACAAATTCAAGATAACTTTCATATCTATCAAAAAATTGAAGAAATATCTAAAGCTCTTATTAATTATGAACTTTTAGAAAAAGAATCAAAAACATTACGAGAATCTAAAACTTCAATGAATATTAGTAATTTCCCTAAAGAATTATTATTTAATCCAAATCAAATTTATAAAATTATTGTTCAAGAAATTAGAAAATTTAATAATAATTTAAATTATAAACATTTTATTGAACCAATAAATAATAATATTTATTGTCTTAAATTAGTTTGTTTTTTAAATAATAAAAATTTTAAAAATAATACATTTGAAATAAAAATTAATTTGGAACCAAAACTATATCCATATTTTCCACCAAAAATTGAAGTCATAAAACCTTCTATTAAACTTCCACTTGTTTTTAATTTGATAAATTTAAAAATACTCAAATTAGAAAATTGGAATCCAACAATATCTCTTGAATGGTTATTAATTAGTCTTATTGAACAAATTGATCCAATTATACACGATTATGTTAAATTAGATTCATCGAAATTTGAAGAATTAGATATTAAATTATCTTCTATAACTAAAGAACATTCATTTGAAAAAGAATTAATTAACATATCTACAACAAAAGTAAATTATACATCTATTGATACTACATCTTCTGATAATAAATTTTGGAAATCTGGTGTTGGATATGGTAACGATTCTAGAAAAGCTTGGGATATTTTATCATTTATTAAAGAACAAGAAATATTTAATTATGAATTAACTATTTTACTTAAACAAATTATTGAACATATTTCACAAGATTCAATTAATGAATTATATTCATCTTCATTATGTACCTTTTTAATTAATCGTATTAGGGGATTAACATTACTTGAACTTGAAAAAACAAAAGAAGTTTATAATGAAATTTTAAATATTCTTGATAAAATATCTAAACTAGAAGGATTAGAACAAAATTTTATTAATAATATTGGAAATGCATTTGTTGTTATTTCAGATGAAATTAAATCATTATTTGTTTTGAACCAATCAGAAATTTATCTTAAAATTATTTGTGTTTCTGATTGGTTCAAATCAGAAATGATTGTAACACAATTAATTTCTAATGAATTAATTTCTATTAATAAAAATAAAGAATATGAAGAAGTAATGAAAAAACTACAATTTGGTACATTTGAAATTCAACCAAATCATCTTTTTAAAGAATATTGTGCTCAAAAACCAGAACAAAAAGCTATTGTACGTATGATTTCAGAAGTATCTACATTTAAATCCGGGTTACCTGTCAATTGGGAATCAACTATATGGATACGTGTATCAAAAACATCAATAAATGTATTAAGCTTTTTTATTTCTGGTCCTAAAGATACACCATATGAAAATGGTATTTTTGAATTTCATACAGCATTTCCTACTAATTATCCTAATTCAGAACCAAAGGTTTTAATTAATACAACTGGCGGTGGAACTATAAGATTTAATCCGAATTTGTATAATTGTGGTAAAGTATGTTTATCACTACTTGGAACTTGGAGTGGACAAGATGGTGAAAAATGGAATCCAAAAACTTCAACCTTTTTACAAGTATTAGTTTCAATTCAATCATTGATTTTAGTTGAAAAACCTTATTTCAATGAACCTGGATGGGAAAAAGAAATGCATACAACAAAAGGACAAAATAATTCAAAAAAATATAATGAACCTCTACTAATTGGAACAATTAAATGGGCAATAATTGATATGATAAATAATCCTCCTAATGGAATGGAAGAAGTAATTAAAAATCATTTTAAATTTAAGAAAGATGAAATATTAACAACAACTCAAAAATGGTTAAATGAAATGTCATCTGAAAATAGTAAAGAATTAGAAAAATATAGAAATGAAATGATTTTATTATTTAATACATTATAATAAAAGTATTATTGTGATTTGTACAAGTCATTAATGCACTGCATTTGAGACTAGTTTAATTAAAAAATTATTCGTGAAGCTACTTCCGAATCCTCTATATTTTGTTTAGTTTGATTAGTAATCTTATTACTAGTAATATTAAATGATGTTAATGTTGTATTTTGTTTCAAGGCATTTGCTATTGCCATAGCTCCATCATCACCAATATTATTACCACTAATATTAATTTTTGTTAATGTTTGATTTTTTTCCAATGCACTTGCTATTGCTATAGCTCCATCATTACCAATATTATTTTCACTAAGTATAGTTGATGTTAATGTTCTATTTATTTTAAATGCTTCTGCTAATGCTATAGCTCCCTCATTACCAATATTATTTGTACCAATGTAAAGTCTTGTCAGTTTACTATTTTGTTTCAAGACATTTCCTATTGCTTTTGCTCCATCAATACCAAAATTATTAAAATTAATTATAAGTTCTGTTAGTGTTATATTTTTTATTAATAAATCTTGCAATGCCTTACCTGTTTCATCATAAGTAATATTATTTTTTACAAGGATAAGTTTTTTAATTGTTTTATTTTGCATTAATGCTATAGCTCCATCAATACCAATATTATTAGAACTAATATTAAGTGTTGTTAATGTTTCATTTTCTTTTAATGCATTTCCTATTGCTATTGCTCCCTCATTATTAATATTATCAAATATAATACTAAGTTCTGTCAGTGTTCTATTTTTTTTCAAGGTATCTGCTAATGCTATAGCTCCTTTATTACCAATATTATGTCTATTAATATTAAGAGTTGTCAGTGTTTTATTTTGTATTAATGCATTTGCCAATGCATCTGCTAATACTATACCTCTATCATTACTAATACTATTGTTAAGGGTAATAGATGTCAGTGTTTTATTTTGTATTAATGCATTTGCTAATGCGATAGTTTCCCCATTATTTTCTTCATTTTCATTAACGGTAAGAGTTTGTAGTGTTATAGTTGTCAAGTATGTGTAATCTGTAGGATAAAAAAATATAATACTAAAATATTTATCCCGTTTAAGTAATAAATTCATACTTATTTTATTATTTTCATCTATTAAATTACACCAACTTTCAACTTCTTCTTTGTAGCAACGGTTTATACCCCATGAATTTTTTATATTTAAAAATAAATTATCTACAGAACCAGAACAACCTGTTATTGTAATAGCATGTCCATTTGTGTCAAATAAGGCATAATAATTACGTTCTAGAACATATTTTATGTTTGTTGGTAAATCTGTTTTGCCTGTAAGGTTTCTTAGATTATATTTATTTGTATATGCTGGGTTTAAATTTGACATTTTAATTGAAAAAGGAATTTTTTTATTTAGTAGTTTTTCTTTAAAAGATATTTCTTCTGTTGGTAAAAATTTATAATCACTATTCGATTCATACTCTTTCGTATAATATTTATATTTAGAAATTGAAAGAACATCAGACACATTGTGATTGAATCCATTTGCTGAATAAAATATTGGATTAAATATTTTATTATTTAAACTTTCTTTAACATAACTAAATAACTCAACTGACTTTGTAATAAGCCCATTAAAATAGAGTTTTTCACTATCCTTGTAAAATGTCTTCTCCATATATATTAATCTTTCTTTGATTAACTTTTCCGTTATATCAATATGTTTTAAATAATCTAAAATATATAAACAAGTAACACCTGTTGAATAGACTCCCTTTTTTCGTCCAAACTGTTCTACCAAAGTTGAAAAAATAAAATGAAATAATAAAGCATAAAAATTTTCGTCTAACCAATCTCTTATTATTTTGTCACCTTCTAAAATAGTTTCACAATTTTTAAAACCGTTTTTTATTCTTAAAAAACAATCAAAAATATTAGTTCTATCATTACTACATTTTACTGTATCATAATAATAATGACAATTATTACTGCTTGATGGAAAGTATGTAGTACAAAAATTTGTTATTAGCTTCATAATTAATCTTGTTGTAGAATGAGCCCAACAAGTTCCTTGATTCCCTTGACAACTAATAAATGTTGAATTTTTTCTCTCAATTAGAGGAACACTGTCAATTGGAGTCGAAAGTGGAAGTGGAGAACGAGCATTAACAGGAGCAATAAGAGGTTGACGAACATTATCAACACCTGTATATCTAACACCACCTATTTGACTCTGTAAATTTAAATATTTATTTTTATATTTTATATATTTGTTATAATATAAATTGTTAACTGGCATATATATATAATGGATAGTAAAATAAAAAATAATATTAAAATGTCATTAGAAGCAAAAAGATTATTACAAAAACAATTACTTATACTACCAAGTATAAGTAATTTTATTCAAAAAGTTGGGGTAAAAAATTATCGCAAAAATGATCACTGGGCTTGGTATGTATTTCCAACTACAAAAGTTGGTTCATCAGACCCAGCTAAAACTGCGTTATGTAATGAGATAGATGCACATTTATTATTGCATCACACCGAACCACGTAAAATGTGGACACTAGTACTTGATTTACTTACAAGTGCTTGTTATATACAAAAAACACGTAATGTATTACCGAATATTGATCATAAACGTGTTGAATTATTTATTAAAGAATGGACACACCCAGATGGAATCTTCGTAAGAGCTGCAAGTGCTCATACAAAGTTTAATAAAGTATTATTACGATTTGCACAAGTATGGAAATCACTGATAAACTAATACTATTTTATCATTAAAGAAAAATTTATTTAATGAAATAAAAGTCTTGATAATTGTGAACAATTAAAGTATCCCATTTTTCAGTAAAAAAGGTGTAATTAAAATAATTTTCTATTTAAATTTTTATTTATAAATAAACTAATTTTTAAATAAAAATTAGTTTAGTTTTTATAATGGCTGTCTCTGTCCTACTCCTCCATTGAGCACGTGTTTTTTTTTGATGAAATCGTCTGATAGAGCTATTCATCTAGAAATGAGGTTGACCCAGACGCTTCTTGTGCAGCAATCTCCAGAGCAAGCTCCATGTCCCTCAGTTCACGAGCATATTTTCCATCTAAATCGATCTGCTTCAGACGCTCATTCAGATCCGACAACTTTGGTTCAACCGGTCGAGATGGCGGAACCGGTCGAGATGGCGGAACCGGTCGAGATGGCGGAACCGGTCGAGATGGCAGAACTTGTCCTGGTCGAGCCGGCAGTCTCTGCCGAGCCATCTGGGCTTGCTGCTCTCGATAGTCATCAAGCTGCTTATTGAGCGCCTTCTTGTTCTTTTCTATCATGGCTTGCTGCTCCCGTTCGGATAGCTGGTTAAACTTCTTTGGTTGCTTCTGCTGAGCCGACATCGTCGTTGTTGTTAGCGTTGTACAATAAAATTATTTATCTATTAAAACTAATAAACATTTAAAATTTCAATTTTTTATATTTAATATTTAACTGATAATTATACTAATTTAATAATACAAACTAATAAAGTAATATATTTAACTTGTAAATTTATAAAAAATTAATTTTTAAATAAAAATTATTTTTTTATAATATCTGTCCTTATGGTATCTTATACCATTTTGCTTTCTTACAGCCTGTGGCTAGATTGGGTCTTTGCCTAATGAGTCAAATGATGTTTCATGACAAGTCTGTTGAAACTCTGTACTTTACAACAGAGTATCTTGTTCAAACAGACTAAGCTTCGACATGACACTACCACTTAATTGCAACACCATCTGCGTCGAAATAGAGCCGGGTACCATCTATCCCGATCGTATAGACATATCCATTCTCATCGATTCCGTATGGTCCATCCTCAACCGGGCACAGGAGCTTCAGAAGATGGCAGTTTTCCTTAGTCTGCTCCATCTTCTTAAGTTCCTTCATCATCAGAAGATTCATCTTGGTGTGAGCTACTCGCTGGGTCTTGGAGTGTGTCTCTGAATGCAACATGAAAGGTGATACGGAATGCGATACAGAAGATCGCACACCCAGTGCTCGTGTGTTGATGGGGCGCGTATTGCTTCCACACTTGTTGCCAGAAACGTTGGTTCCACTCTTGTTGGACATGTTGTCTGTAGTAGAGAGGGTATATAAACTAATTATTTATTACAATTAGTAAACACTTAAAATTTCAATTTTTTATTTTTAATATTCAATAAAGCTTTCTTATAATAATGCTATCTTATAATAATACTAATATACATTTTTAATTACAAAGCTTAAAATAGCTACGTAAATATATAATAATCAAAAACAATTTATTTATAATTATAAAATAATCTATTAATTATTAATGGATTACACATTAGTTTTAGAAGGTAAAAATGAATTTTATCCAAATTTAAATAATAAAACATATAATATTTTATTAGTTGATAATAAAAAAAAAATAAAATATATGATTGATTATTTTAAAAAATTTATAGAATTACAAAATAAAAATATAAAGGAAAAATTTTATTTAGGTATGGATTTTGAATATAATCGTGTTAGTAAAACAAGTCGAGATATTGCTTTATTTCAAATTAATCTTGAAAACGATAGTAATATAGGTATGATATTTGTATTTTATCCTCCAGAATTATCTAAATCAGACACGGATATTTTAATTAAATTAATTACTAATGAACAAATGATTAAAATAATTCATGGCGGAGAATCATTAGACATACCTTATTTATTTGACCAAGTTTTAAAAGATAAAAATTTAATTTATTCTTTTTGTAAAAATTTATTTGATACAAAATATTTATGTGAATATGCTCATATTGAAAAAAAAATGACTGGAAAATGTTCAATATATTATTTATTAGAAGAATATAAAATAGTTACACATCAAAAAATAGTTGATTTAGAATCAATTGAAGAAAAAACAGGTCCTATATATTTAATTGATATAGATATTCATAAAATGAATTTTGATATATTTAGATATTCTTTATACGATGTCTTATTTTTACCTGATTTAATTAAAAAATTTTTATTAAAATCACAAATATATACTAAATTAATTCCTGAAATTTCACAAATAATTTTTCAATATAAAAGAAATATACCATCTATAAATTTTTCATTTATTCAAATAAAAGAAATTGTAAATAAATTTAATATTCATTTTGTTAATATTGTTAATAAAAAAGTTCAATTAGATCAAATTTATCAATATCATTGGTTAACTATTAGTGATAATGAATGGAATAATTTAATTCAAATTACCTATTTTAAAAATTTTTTTGAGATTTTATTTAGATATTTAGTTTATTATAATATTTCAAAAACACAAACAGTTTATATTAAAAAAGAAAATATAGCAAATCAAATTAAATTAATTAATTTATCTGCTTATCCGTATACTAATGATCTAATATTAAAATTAAATAATAAAATAATTAAATATCTATAAAAATATAATTACTAAAAAAATTGATTAAAAAAATCATTTAAAGGAAAAATTATGATATATTCTAATGCCTGCAAAAAAATCAAACTCTACGGAAACTAAATCTACTAAAAAAGTAGATGAAGAATCTAATACAACACAAGAAACTATGGAAACTACAGAAACTATTAAACTAAATAATGTAATTGAAACAACCGATGATGCTAATGATACTAATGATAATGATCCTAATAAAAAAATGGTTAGAAAAGCAGGTCGCACTCTTTTAGTATCACCAACAAATAATACGGGTAAAAGTGAAACTATTTTTAGCAAATTGACTGGTCTTACTACAAATCATTCTACTGATAATGGTTCTTTCTTTTTAACATTTGATACTGTTCAAAATGCACTTGATAGTTTCCAGTATCTCCGTCAAAATCATCCTGAAATTCGTGTTAAATTTGCAAGATATCAAATTTTCTTCACAATATCAGGTCTAAATAGTTCATCTGATTATAGCGTTGTTAAACAAAATATTACTAATTTTGTAGAAAAAGAAGCAGGTGCAAATGTTTTGTATTTTAAACTTTATCGTAAAGGAGATAAATATCTTGGATGTGGTGATTTTACTATTGATACTAAAGATGCAATGGATAAATTACTTAAAAAAGAAGGTTCTCTCAAGAATTATACTATTGGTGATTTAACTGGAACTTTCTATCGTTATAATAAAACTAAACAAAATCAGAATAATGAAGATTTTGAACATAATTAAAAATTAAATTTGTTTTTACATAAATTCTAAAAATATTTATTAACTTTTTTGATTTAATAATTTAATTTATATAATATAATAATGAATAATAATTATATTATATATTTACTTTATAATACAAATTCAACTTATACATATGTTGGTATAACTAATAATCCAAATAGAAGAATTAGACAACATAATGGTGAATTAGTAGGTGGTGCAAAATATACTAAATTAAAAAAAGGGGAAGGTGAATGGAAATATTTTGGTTGGATTCAAGCTAAAGAAGAAAATATTTTAGAAAAAAGACCAGCTTTATCTCTTGAAAAAAAAATACAAATCCATTCGAGAAAAACAAAAGGTAAAACTCCAATTGAAAGAAGAATAAATACAATCAATAAATTATTAGAAGGGAATAATATATTAAGTTTTAATAAATTATTACAAGAAACTCCCAATACTTCTAATACTACTAATACTACTAATACTACTAATACTACTAATACTACTAATATTACTAATAAATTAAACACTTTAACTGTTATTATAGATTCATAAAAGTAATAAGTAATAGGTTCTAATAATTAAAAATAGTGTTAACACTATATTTATTTAATAGATGCAAAATTTCTATCAATATCATAATTTCTTTGAGGTGGTGTTATTATACCAATCATACTAAATATTCGATTACCCATCATTTCAGAATCTATTTTTTCTTTTTTATTTAATGTATCTTTTTCTTTAATTTTATTATTTTCTTCTATTTCTTGAAAAATAATACTATCATATTTTTCTCTTAAATCAGTATTACCTAATATAAATTTTGCTTTTTTTAATTCTTTAATTTCTACTTTTTGATTATCATTTAAAAAAGGTAAATTAAGATATTTTTTTATTTTATTATTATATGATTCATTAATTTCTTTTTCTGTTGCATTATATTTTAATTCTAAAATTTGATAATAATAATTAATAACTTCCATTATAAACTTATATGTAATTAAACTATATTAAACTAATAAATAATTTTATTTTTTTAAACAAAAATGATCACATAATATATTTGCTTTATCATATTCTTTAGCTAATAAGTTTAAAATAATATTTTCTAATTGAAATTTATTAATTTTATATATTATATTATTAGATGGATTATTTAATTCATTAATGTCACCTATATTATTTTTTTCTTTTCCTCCTATTTGATTATTTTTTTCAGATTTTAAATTTAATAATCTAAAATAACTAATTCTTTTTTGAAAATCATATAATTTAATTTCTAATTCATCTAATCTTTTAATATAATCTAAATATGAAATCATTAAATTATAATAGAAAATAAATATTTAGAAATTATTAAAAATAAAACTTTGAATCATATAGAAAAATAAAAATTGATACATTTAATAATTCAATATAAGGAAATATATTCTTAATTAATATAATGTTATCAAACGTTAATCTTACACAAATTAAAAATCTATTTAATAAAATAGAATCAAATGATGAATTTGAAATTATGTTTAATAACTATAAACCAAATAATAAATTATCTTTAATAAAATTTAATGATGCTTTAAAATATGTAAAATGGAGAAGTGATAAAGATAAAATAGAACTTGTAATTGAAACTACATTAGATATTAGTTATACATATGAAAATCAAAATATTTATAGAATTAGTATTCATGGAAATGAAACGATTAATAATATATTAAATCTTGTACATCAAAGAAAAAATCATATTATTTTTTCTATTTTAGTTACTCAGTTTCTTAAAGATGAAAAATTTACTTTTATGAATAAACTAAAAGATAGTAAAAGTTATATTGATATTGATGAATATGATATTAGATTTAGAAAATCATTAGAAAATGAAATTGATTCTAAAAAATTAAAAGAATTAGCTAATGTTCCAATTAATGATTCTGATAAAATTTTTTATAGATATAAACAAAGAGTAAGCTTAAAAGTGTTAGATGATAAAGATGAAAAAATTCAACTAGATTTAACAATAATTAAACAATCAAATAATCCAAATAATTTACAAATAGCACCTAAATCTTATGAACTTGAAATAGATTTTATGGGTAAACCATCTGATAAAGTATTTAATATTATAATTAAAGAAATTCAAATGTTAAAACAAGTATTAGAAGGAACAAATTATTTAATTACAAAAGAAGAAAGTAAAATTATTATTGAAAAGTATAAAAAATTAACTTATGGTACATCTGTAGAATATTCTACAAATTTATTTTCTATGCAACCTATTTCTGCTGATGTACAACACGTTATAGATAAAATTCCAAATAGATATAGTGTTACCGATAAAGCAGATGGTGAAAAAAATCAAATGTTAATTCATGATGAAAATGTCTATTTAATTTCTAATAATTTAAATGTTAAAAAAATAGGTAAAAAGGTTAAAGATTTAAATGATACAATAATTGAAGGTGAATTAATTCATTTGATATCAAAAAAGAAATACTTATTTATGGGATTTGATTGTTTAATTTTTAAAGGCAATGATTTAAGAAACAAATCAGAACTTACAGTTAGATTAAAAGCAGTTGAAGAAACTTTAGAAAAATTACAAAGTAAAATTTATATTTCAAAATCATTTTCTGGTAAATTTGATATAGATAAACAAGAAAAATATTATACTAAAGAAATTGAAAATTTTTATGAAAATTTAAATAAATTAATTGATAGTGTTGAAGAATCTGAATATATATTTCATCCAAAAATGTTTATTTTTCCAACTGGTGGTGCAAACAGTGAAGTATATTTATATGCTTATTTAATTTGGTTTGCTTGTACTAATTCAACAAAAGCAAATTGTCCATATTTACTAGATGGTATTATTTTTACAGCTATTGACCAAAAATATACACGTGATAAAAGAGAACAAAAATATCCTATTTATAAATTTAAACCACCTGAAACTAATTCTATTGATATCTATATAAATTTTCAAAGAAATCCAGAAACAGGAGGTTATTTAGAAATATATGATAATTCTTTACCAATTAAATCAGGTTCAAATAGTAATACAGACCAAGTATATCGTGTTGTTAATTTTTTTGTTGGTGATTTAATTGGTAATAAAGAAGTACCTACACCTTTTATGAGAGAAGAAAATAATCAGGAAGCATTTTTTCCTCTTGTTCGTGGTGAAGTACGTGATGTAGAAGGTAACTTTATTCAAGATAATACAGTTATTGAAGTTATTTATACAAATAATACAAATATTCCTCATCCCTATAGATGGTCTATTTTAAGAACACGATGGGATAAAACTGAAATTGTATTAAGAGAACAAAAAAAATATGGTAATTTTAAAGATGTTGCTATTAAAACTTGGAAATCTATGAGAGAAGCAGTAACTATAAATGAAATTAAAAAATTAGCTAATATAGATAGTTATGGATTTCAATTAAAAATTTTACAAGGTAGAATTGACTCTTCTGTTATTACATCAGATAGAGCTCAAGATAAATATTATCAAAATATTACTAACTTATGTAAATCAATGAGATCATTTCAAAATTGGATTAAATCTATTTTAATATATACTTATTGTCAACCTTTTAGTAGAAATAAAGGAGAAAAATTAATGAAAGCATCTATTTTAGATATTGGTTGTGGTAGAGGTGGTGATATTCAAAAAATGTATCATGCGCGTGTTGGTGATTATATTGGCATTGATCCAGATTATGAAGGTTTATTTGCAGCTACAGATAGTGCAGTTAGCCGTTATAATTTTATGAAATCTAAATTTCCTGATTATGGTAAAATGATTTTTATACAAGCAGATGGTTCATTACCATTAAAAGCAGATATACAATCTAAACGTTTAAGTAATATGTCACAAGATAATAAAAATAATATTAATAAATATTTTGATAGTAAAAAAAAATTTGATATCATTACAAGTATGTTTGCTATTCACTATTTATTCAATTCTCAAGAATCTATAGATAATCTAATTAATAATATTAAATTATATTTAAATATTGGTGGTTATATCGTTTTTACATTATTTGATGCAGCCAGAGTAAGTAATTTACTTGGTGATAAAGATGTATATACATCTTATTATACTGACGAAAATGGAGAAAAACAAAAATTATTTGAAATTATTAAAAAGTTTCAAGGACCAGTTAAAGATGAACCAGGACAAAGTATTGATGTAAATATGAGATGGATTTCTGATGTATATTATACAGAAAATTTAATTACTTCAAAATTAATGATAAAAAGTATGGAAAAAGCAGGGTGTAAATTAGTAGATTCAGATTTATTTGCTAATTTATATCAAATTAATAAAGGTTGGTTTCAAAATGTTATAACTCATGAAGAAAATGTTAAAAATAAAGAATTTTATGCAGATGTAGCTAAATTTTATGATGAATTAAAAGGGGCTGATAAAGAAGGAAAGATATTTTCTTTCTTAAATAGATATTATATTTTTCAAAAGATACAATAAAAATTGAGATTATTTTAATTTGATTATATTATTTTATAATTAATGGATTATAAAACAATATTATATAAAAATTCACATATTGAAACTGAGATTGGGCGTGTTATAAATTTATCTATACTTAACCAAATCTTTTTTGGTAATGCGGACCCTTTTTGTATTACAGGTAAATTAGAACTAATTAATAATAATATGATAAGTAAAATTAATGGTTTATTTTACCTTAATCTTATTAAAATTAATGAATATTTTAAAATGGCAGATATTATTAATTTTAATAATTTAACATTTTTCCCTTATAATTATTATAAAATTATTAAAACAACTAATATACCGACACATTTTAAAAATATGATAGAAACAATTGATAAATATATTGAGTATCTAACAAAGCTTGATAACAATTTTAGTATTAATATTAAACATATTATTTTTAATAAAAATTTTTTAAATGCAGAATTAATTGTGGCTAAAGATGATATTTATATTGTTAAATTTAATAAACCAGGTAAACCACTTTTTATTAATTTTACATATAATTTATATACAAATGGAAACTTTTTATCTTTAGATGAAGCACTAAATGAAACACAATATGAAGAAATATTTAATTTTCATAAAAAACAAATACTAATGGAAGATCCAGAAAATTTCTTAATTACAAATCTTGAAAGAGTAACAGGTGATAAAAATTTTTCAGAAATGGCTGTTAAATCTTATCTTTATAAAAATATTTTTAATACACCAATTGAAGGTCTTTGTGAATTAGTCCAATGGAAAGATAAAAGTAGTCATACTAATTTTATTAAATTATTTATTCAAAAATATCCTGAATTAATTAAATCTTCAATGACAAATTTTGAAGGATTTAATAAATTTCTTCTAACTATAGATACAAATTATGTAAGTTGGGAAAATAAAGAACAAATTAATGAATTATATTATCAAATAACTCATGAACTTATTAAAAGTTTTGAACTTCTTTATAAATATAAATAATTTAGATTAATGTATATTGTAAATAAGGTGTTACATATGAATAAAAAGTTGGAATAAAAACGGAATCTAAATTATAAACTCCAGGATCATACCACCAATAATAAAGTGGGGGTACAACAGTTGGTTTGTAAGTTTGAGCTTTTTTATAAAAATTTTCAGATGAGTCTAAATCAGATTCTGAGCTATCATCTAATCTTTTAGATTTTTTTTTAGAACTTTTTTTAGAATTTTTTTTACCACCACCAAATTGGTTAAATTTAGATTTAAATGAAGATAATTTTGTTTCAAAATTTTTAATAGATTTGGAATCTTCTGAGATAACATAGGGTTCAATATTAAATTTAACTTCATCATCGTCTTTAACTTCTTTAACAACAAAATGATAATATTTACCATTAACAGAACCACCTTTTTGAATGGTAAAGTAAAATTTAGGAATATTATTATTGAAATGTTGAGATAAATTTTTGTAAAAGACTTTTGCAGCTTTTAAAGAGTTATTAGATTTAATTTTAGTATCCATTTCACCTTCAATGTGAGGATTAACAAGACAGTATGTATTTGCCATTATATAATAATTTAGATTTTTTTTTTAAATTTTAATTTAAATTTAAATTTAAATTTAAATTTAAATAAAAAACATTTTAAAGACTTTAAACCAATAAAATTAATGGTATATATTTTAGAATTAGAAACTTCTCAAACAACTGCAATTAAAATTTTAATTGATACACTTAGTTCTATAGTATCTGATGTAAAATTTACATTTTATCCATATTATATGGAAAAAAATACATCTGAAGAAGAAACAGAACTAATGTCTGAACAAAAAAATACTAAACAAATAGGCGGACTAGTTATGAAAGAGTTAAATAAATCTGGTTCTATTTTAGTTTATAGTAAATTAGATGCTGATAAATTTGATAAATATAAATATACTTATAATAAAAAAAGAATAACTCTTGGTGTAAATTTAGATAATTTATTAATAATATTAAAATGTATGTCTAATTTAGATAAAATGACTTGGGCACTAGATGATGAAGATATTAATAAATTAATTATTATTTTAGAAAATACAGACAAAAAAGAAAAAAAAATATTTCGGCTTAATTTATCAGATTTAGATGAAGAAAAAATAGAAGTTGATACAATTGAATTTCCTTATTCAGCTTATTTTCCATCATCCGATTTTCATAAATATTGTAAAGATATGAGTTTGATAACAGAAAAAATCGAAATCAAATGTACAAATAATAAAGTTTCATTTGGTATTAAAGGAGCAGAAATATGTGATGCTGATTTTGAAATATCAGAATCAAATGGTGGATTATCTATAGAAGTAAATACAGATAATAAAAATGAAATTGTACAAGGTATTTTTTCATTAAAATGGTTAAATGTTTTTACTAAATGTACAAATTTATCACCACAAGTAATATTATATTTAAAGAATGATTATCCATTAATTATTCAATATTCAGTTGCTGCATTAGGTGTTGTTAAATTCGTATTATCTCAAAAAGATACTAAAAATTAAAATATTATATAAATAATTTATTAATTTTCTGCAATATGGGCAATATAGATAATATCCATACCCCATTTTTTTAGAATTTTCTCATTTAATAAAGAAAGACTATTTTCTTTACT